GGCTTATTCAACCACCATGCGCAACAAGCTGCCAAGCTTGCTAGCGTACTGCCCGTTGGTTAAGTCCCGGTCACACCCGCTCCTAGGAGGTGGTGTGTCCAGTCATTCAGGCGAAATTAAACGTCATGTAAGGAAAAGCGTTGATCTGGGCGACCAGATTTGGCAAGCGCTTTTCCTTGGTTTTATATCTTTCGGTATCTCCCATCATAAGGGATGCTGGGTAACCCGAAGATGGCTTCGCGCGGCTTTGAGCCGCGATGGGGCTCACAACACTATGACCAAGTTGAAGGACTTGGCGGTGTCGATCCGAGGATACGTCTTGTCGGATGTGAGGCCCGAATTCATCGACGGGATACCAGTTCGAATTCAGCGATGGCTCAGACTTTGTGTCGATAAAGACACGCAGGGAGGCCTTGCCTTCACGAGGTTCTCTCGCGCTTTGCCAAAGCCAGGCGCAAAGGAAATCGCTAATTCGATGGCATCTCATTTGGATCTTCTTACGGATAGACGTGATGTTCCAGACGGCGTTCAGGAACAAATTGAGCAATACGTCTACAGAGAATTCAAAGGAAGATTTGTTGGGAGATCTTCTTACGTTACAGCACCTATCTCCAACAACGCTGTTTCCGAGTGCAGCAAGGCTTCGGGGGGATACAATGGTCGGCTTTACCAATTGGCCGAGGATCCATGCTTTTTGGGCATAGATCCGCCATTGCCTCGCGGCCCGAAGACAACTCTTACGAGTGCGCTTTGGAAACAGGCTGATCTGGAATGCCCAAGTCTTCAACAATACCTCACAGCAAGTAGAGCCTTGCCGTCGGCTAGATTGGTCGAAAGCTTTATGAGGGAAGATTGCCGCGTCGAACACGTGGCAACCGGTATTCCAGAACAGGGAGATAAGTGTAGAGTAATCACCGTCCCTCCTGCATCTCTCTTTGCAGCTGGCGACATTTGTCGCCAACTGGTCTGGCCTGTCGTCAAAGCTACTGATCAGCGCCTCTTCGGAGGTACTGAAGCGGCTAAGACAAAGGTCAGTGAGATAGGTCTTGCAAGGGGTGAAGTCTACGTTAGCGCAGACTTGACCAAGGCAACTGACGGGTTTGCTCATGATGCAGTGCGAGCTGTCCTCAGAGGCTTGCGCCGCGCGGGATTGGACCCCCACGTGGTACGTTGCATGGCTGACACGCTTGGAGTTGGCCACCGTGTGCATCATGTCAAGTACAAACTCGATCAATTGCCACCTTACAAGAGAGAGCAGGTGTTGAAGCGTTACGAGGCCAGTTTGGATGAAAAATATGTGATAGTTCCCATGGTCCGTGGGATCTTGATGGGAACACCTTGTTCCTTCACAATTCTTTCCATCCTTAATGGCTGGTGCACAAAGCCCATGGGCTCGAAGGTCGTCATCTGCGGAGATGACGTTGCTTCGGCGTGTGCGCCAGAAACGGTTCAAAACTATGATAGAAGAGTGACTATCATAGGGAGCGGGCTTCATAAGAGGAAGACCTTTATCGGGCACAGAGGATTGCTCTTCTGTGAGTTGTACGCACTCCCGGAGTTCAGGGAGTCGCGATGCTTCGAACCGGTGCCTCTTAAGTCTCTCGCAAAGGACGGTGATGGGACCTTTGACACGAAACACTTCGACACGGCCATATGGAGACGTATGGACCGTGCATGTCGTGTCTTGTGGCGAGACGTGCGATCCAAAGCACGACGTCTTGGTCGGTGGCCGCAACTGCCGATTGAGCTTGGGGGCCTTGGACATCCTTCCCGTGGTAACATGGGAAGCGTTCCTGGCTCTGTACGTAATCGTCTCGCCTCGTTGATAAAGTCGACAGGACCCTGTAAGAAGATTCCGACGTGGGGAACTAGCCCTCAACCCACTTCGTGGGCTGAGTATAAGAATGATAGCGAGGTTGCGTGGATGCTCTTCGAGTCCACCGTTGCCACTGTCAGCCAGCTTGACGCTGACTTTGACATTGAGGAACCTTGCTTTGTATCTTACCGTGAGGCTCGTCAGTTTGTTTCGATACTTACTAACGAGTATTATTGTGCTCACGGTGGAAAGTTCTCTTCGTCGGATAGCCGAAAGATAATAGAACCGGGAAAACTCATCTACCC